AAGGTGGAACTTACCTAGAAGCCGTGATAGAATTGTGTGAGAAGCATGAGATTGAACCGGGTATCGTAGCTAAGTCGCTATCCAAGCCCATCATCGAAAAGCTCAAAGTAGAAGGTCAAGACCTCAATATCCTGCCCAAACAAGAAGTACAACTACCGATCTAAGCACAGGGGAGTTCCCTGTTATTTTACTAAGGCCGAGGTAGATCCTCGGGGAAAGGCTCTAACATGAGCGATTTTGCAGATTTTAAGCGTAAGTCCCGTTCCAGTTCCAACCTTGATGAACTTTCAAAGAAGATTCAAGCAACATCAGAAAAGAAGTCCTACAAGGATGATCGATTCTGGAGACCTGAGTTGGACAAGGCGAGTAACGGTTATGCCGTCATTCGATTCCTTCCAGCACCACCCAATGAGGATCTTCCTTGGGCAAAGCTCTACACACACGGATTCCAAGGTAAGGGTGGATGGTTCATCGAGAACTCCCGCACAACCTTTGGTGAGAAGGATCCTGTGTCAGAGATGAACTCAGAACTCTGGAACAGTGGTATCGAATCGGACAAGGATATTGCTAGAGCGCGTAAGCGTAAGCTCCAGTACATCTCCAACATTCTGGTGATCAGCGATCCTGCCAATCCACAGAACGAAGGTAAGATCTTCCTCTACAAGTTTGGTAAGAAGATCTTCGACAAGATTCAGGAAGCAATGGAACCTGAGTTCGCTGATGAAAAGGCAGTCAATCCTTTCGACCTTTGGGATGGTGCCAACTTCAAGCTCAAGGTTCGTAAGATCTCTGGCTTCATCAACTACGACAAGTCTGAGTTTGACTCACCTAGCGAGCTTTTCGATGGTGATGATACCCAGCTTGAGGAACTTTGGAAGAAGCAGTACTCGCTCACAGCGTTCACTGATCCTTCTAACTTCAAGTCGTATGACGAGCTTAAGCAGCGTCTTATGGAGGTTGTTGGTGATGATATCCGTTCTAACGATGGAACGAGCGCACCGACCATTCAGGAGACCTCAGAGACGCTTGAGAGCAAGTCTGAGAGCGTTGCAGAAGAGACTGATGCTCTTGATTACTTCGAGAGACTCGCTAAGGATTAAGCGTATCCATAGGGGTTGCCTTTAGTTCTGATATCGGTACTACCCCGTAAATTTGATACCCCCGTTGATGCACGAGGAGTTGCCCCGCCAGGATTTGAGGGCAGCTCCTCTGTGTCCATCTCGGATGGGAATCCGGTGGTCTGCTTCTCAAACAGATCTGCTTGCCTAAATGATATATCGCGTCCCTTTTCACTAACAGACTGACCTTCTGGAATACTAGAAGTTAGTTCTTTGTTAGTTTTATTATTTTTGATCACGGTCATATCAACAGCAGCAGATGGTTGGAAATCTGTGAAAGGTGCAAGGTCTTCCAGTGCCTCTGCACTCAGAGAAGAAAACTCTGGGAGGGGTGTAGATCGATCAGACATCATTTGTGAAAATGATACCTCACCGACATCCAGACCAGAGGCAACATTTTTAATATCAACATCCTTTTCGTCTTCCATTAGTCAATCCCTCCTGCGGCTATTTTTTGTTGAATTTTCATATTCTCTTCTTTGATATAATCATTTAGCATACCGACATATATTTTTCTTTCCCATGGAATCATATTTTCCAGATCGGAAAGGCTGTAGCTGTACATCTGCATCAACTGAAAATTCAGATAATAAAAGCTAGGCAGATTCACATGACAAAAAGTAAGGTAAAAAAATCCTCTGCGCTACTTAGTCGCATTGTTCTTTCAACATCAGAGGAAGTATATTTTAAAGTGTAGTTGTAGTGATACAAATCTTTAATTGCTGAAGTTATCTCATTCTTGACACTGATAGGCAGATTTTCAACTAGGGCAGATCTTTCTTCAACTGAGATTGCATCGAAGTCTATTTTTTCATCTATTGTTTCTATTGATGATATACCAGAAGTGGGATCTTCGAATCTTTTAGGTATAACTAAATTAATAACCAAATCATCAGTTTTTATCTGGCTCTTTTTGGATTTACCCTTAAGTGTTATATCACCGCAGTCTACATCAAGAGTGATCTTTTCATTCGAGTGTGGACAGATGAAAATTGTCTTAAACTTTTCTCCCACTGACTTCTTTCTGAATTCTAGTAACAGATGGATAATATCCGTTTCTGAAAGTTTAGATGTTCTTATATCTGCCTTTTCTTCGATGATTCGAAGTAAAGTATTATAACCATCATGATTTTGTCCGGTTTCTTTTGCCGCGGCTATATTTTTCTCATCACGCACCACAAGAGGCGTGAATTCTATTGTCTTACCACTAACTGGTAATTTTGTTGTATAAATCGGTAAATCTATCTTCATAATTAACTTCCTTGTTCACTCAACGGACCACTATTTGTTCCTATCAGATTCCCTCTAGAATATATGTCGAACGATCTGTAAACAAACTGAACACTGAAGACCATAGGTGCAAAGTCTTCTACTGGCTTCAATTCTATAGGATACAGAACTCGTGGATATACTTGATAAAATTTCCATTGAATCTGATCTTCGTGTCCATTGTAAATATCAATTGAACTACCAGCAACAGCCTCATCATAATAAGGTTGAATTCCTGATGGGTGAACTACAGCATTGCACCATGTATTAATGACATTATACATGGAATCCGCTGGCTCATTTTCCATATAGAATGTAATGAATAGTTGTTGAGTCCAGTTTTTTCTGTAAGGAAAGGTTTTTACGTTCCCACGGACACCACTCTCTAGTACGGTTCCGACATCCCATCCGGGAACTCTTGCAGCAAATACTGGTAAATTGCTTATTGTTGTACTATAACCAGATCCAGATAAAGAATTGGCATTTATATTCATATCAACATGAAACTTATTATGCTTCATTAAGCCGTTGCTGTAAATTCCATTTTCTGATACCAAACTATCTACATTTTGTTTATCTTTAAAACCGCCTACGCTCATTTTAGTTGCTTCCCTTTGAATAATTCGTTTTCAGTTAGTATAGTAAATTCCCACTGATTGTCATTGCAAAGTTTCTTTGCAGCTTCCCATTTAGCCTCGTTTACAGCATACATTTTCATGTTTGTGTCATAGCTCTTGGTTTTTCTCTTTTTTATTACAGGAGGCTTCGTTTGCTTATATGGCTTAACTTCTATAAGGAATGTTTTGACCTCACCTGTTTTGGTCCTCACTTCAGCAATAAAGTCTGGGTAGTACTTGTGCATTTTATTGTCTACTGGTGACAGGTATGGTATCGACAATTCTTCACTTGCCCAGCGGAGAACATTCACGTTATTATCCAGATACTTACACATCTTTCTTTCCCACGTAGATCGACAGACGATTTTAGTCGGATTTCCCATGTATTTTGTAGCATTTTCTGGTAAGTACTTCGTTTTATATGCCATAGCATACATATATATGTGTAGTACTTTGACACATAGGAGTAAAAATGGCTAAATACGCATGGGGATTTAATAATAGAACGGCAGAAGCACCATACTACTTAATTTTTAATTGTTTTGATTATCCCAGAACTTCTAAAGACAGGGCTAATCTATCGAATCCAAACGATACAATTATTTTGCCCGGTGTCAAGATAAACAGAGGTACTTCCCACAGATACTCAGAAGACGCTCCTATGATGGAGAACCTTGCACAGGCACTCGGAACCATCGATCCAAGTATCACAGAGAGACTTGATCCATCAGCTAGTTTTGGTGATTTGCTCGGAGCAGTAGAAGATACGCTGACTGGTGTTGCTGACACATATCAGGCAGATGCATTTGGTCAAGTAACCTCCAAGCTAGGAAGACTCGAATTACTTACAACCGAAGCAGGATATCTTGGTTCATCAAAGAGAAAATATAACTTCAACTGGAATCTAAAATCTACGTCTTTTAGTGCAAGTACATATCGAGCACAGACAATAGGTGAAGTATTTGAAAGAAATTCTATGCCAGTTGTTGGTAAATTTTCTGATCAGGGTAACATTGCAAATGCCAGTAGAATGCAGCCCCCAAACGTTTGGGTTATGCGAGCAATTAGCAATCAGGGTAATGACATAACGACTGAATGGTTGGGAAAACCTAAAGTGTGTGTATTGATGTCAGTCCTCCATGGTCTAGATAATCAGTCATTCATCAATGAAGGCAGAGGAGAGGTTGGAACACCATTTTCTTACTTCCTATCATGCAACTTCGTAGAGTTGGAAAATGTATTCAACTACGCTGGTGAAATAACAAGTAGATCTGAATACTTCAATGCTCTTGGTAATTCGGTAGGAGGATAAATATATGGCATATTTTGATATTTTTAATAACATAGAGTATAAATTTCCCAACGGAGTTACGCACGAAGTAAAAAATATATTTACTCGACCCGTTTTTAGCTCAAACGTAGCTGAAAATATTGTATTAGATAGTAACCAATCTCCGGATAATTTAGCCACTTCTTTGTATGAAGATCCTTCATTATATTACATGAATTTGTTGTATAATAATATTATATCAGATGATTACTGGCCAGTAACAGGTGAAGAATACACTTCTGAGATAGAGTCTAATTATGCTGGATATTCTTTTCATATGCTGGAGACTCCCGGAACTAAACCTTCGATTGGGGATGTTATAATATTAAAGTCTGATTTTGATGGTTTTGTACCAGATGAAGATGATCTTTCTGCCCAAACACTCAGCTATGGAATAGTCGAATCATGGAATCCCACATACAGAAAAATGTGGATAAAAAACTATCAATTTGGATCTACTGGAGCACAAAGCGAAACCGATCTTTTTAAGGAAGATAATAGGTTCTATATTTTCAAGAGAAATCCAGATGGACAATATCCAGACGATTCACAAATTGTTGCCTCAAATGTTGGTGGTGATAACGATGCATTTGCATTAGATCCAAATTACGCAGGGAATTCTGGTGATGAGTTCACAATGAAAAGAGTATCTAAGTATATTAATTCTCTTGATAGTTTCCAAGATACAGAAAACAATATAAAGATAAATCCATTCACCAAAAATATTGTATTTTCTGGATCATTCTACGTAGCACTCAGTCAAACTAATTTTGCCGGATTAACTTATAATTCAGGTAATACTAATGGCACCTGTTCCTTATTAGAAGGGTTTATATTATCTGCTAATGGACAGACTGGACCAGATAATGGTCTGTATACAACACCAAATTCGTCACCCTCTCCATCTATATCACGTTTTTATACAAAAACTATACAAGATAGTATACTAAATGAAAATGAAGATAAGAGAAACATATCCATCATACCAGAGTCTGCTGTAGGTGATGTTATACAAAGTATAGCGAGTAATTTTAATGGCTAGAAATGATGTATCGTTTAGTGCAATTGAACTGAAGGCTCGGGGATCTGATCAGTATATTAATATATTGGAGCAGTTCCAGTCTTCCAGTACATTTGGTGGAATGTCTATAAATGAAGGATTATTTGAAACTGGTATTAATGGATTCATCATCCTAAATGATCCAGACCCAAGTAACACAAGTAGCTCTCTACCTAGCATAAGCAATCTGGTAGGCACAGGCACAATGCTAAAATTGTCATTTTCTACATCTGTAGATACCATAAACAGTTCTGTGGATGGTCTAGAACTTTATGTATATAATGTTTCAGTAGTTTCTGATTTGTCTCCCGGTATAGCAACAATG